CCCCATTGCTGGTGATGCTCAAAATCTCAAAGCAGAGCTTAAATACCCCAAGTTTAAACTAACTTATCCTGTAAGGGTTGCTAGGGGATTAGCTCACTATGCTGGACTTAACGGAGATGTAAGACACTACTCAGCTAGTTTTGTTCCTACAAGTTCAGTTCAAGACTATGACCTACAAGAAATAATCTCATCTAGCTTTCCAAACTTAATCACAGATAACCAAAGAGCAGTAATAACAAATGTTTATTACAAGACCCCATTTACAATGTGGAGATTCTTTGCTTATTATGGTGCCCTTAATGTTATTGGTAATCTATCGACTTATGGTCAATACTCAGATGACTCAACATTTGAAGTAGTTCCAACTTGGCAAAACAAAGCCCAAGCAATGGCTTATGAGGATTCAATCTACACAAGAGTTAGCCATTATTCATTTGAGTTAATGGATAATAGGTTGAGATTATTTCCAATGCCAGAATCAGGTCAAATGCCAGATAAGTTCTGGTTTAGATTCTACGTTGAGGGTGGAGCTTATGATGAAGATCCAACTAGAAAAGAAGGAATGGACGGTGTTAACAACTTAAACACCCTACCATTCAGCAACATTGCCTACACTAACATTAACTCTATTGGTAAGCAGTGGATTCGCCGCTATGCCCTTGCCTTATCTAAAGAGATGTTAGGACAGATTAGAGGTAAATTCGGCGGTTCTGTGCCCATTCCAGGCGATAGTGTAAACCTTAATGCTTCAGATCTATTAAATCAAGCCAGTTCAGAGAAAGAAACTCTAAAAACAGAACTGAAAGAAATCTTAGATCAATTAACTTATGTTGAATTAGCTAAGAGAGATGCTGAATTAGTAAAGAACAATGATGAACTTTTCGCTAAAGTTCCAATGCCAATCTATCAAGGATAATTAAATGCCAGATCCAGAGAACAAATGGGAACAACCAGCAGCACCTCCAGGTCCAGTCTTCTTTAATAAGAAAGAAAGAGACTTTGTTAAGCAAGTAACTTCAGAAATTACTGATAGAGTTGTTGCCCAGCCTATTGCTTATTATCCTCTAAGTGTTGAACAATCCAACTATCATCCACTTTATGGCGAAGCAATCGAAAAGACCTTCCTACCACCTATTAGAGTTTATGCTCTTGTGACCTTTGAAGGAATTCAAACAGAAACTTCAGACTTTGGGGTGGATAAAAAAGCAACAATCAACATAAAGTTTCATAAAAGAAGATTGGCTGAAGATCAAAATGTTTTTGTTAGAGAAGGCGACTATGTTCTTTATGGCGACATCTACTATGAGATTACAGAACTAAACGAGCCAAAGCAACTATTCGGACAAATTGATTTTCGTTATGAAATTGAAGCTAAGTGTGTAAGAGCAAGAAAGGGTAAGTTCAATGCCAAATAAATCAACAAAACAAAAAGCCCTTAATCCATCAACCTTAGAGACAGTTGATTTTGCTCTTTATAATTGGTTGAATGAGACTCTAGACATCTACACAGATTCTAACGAGGGTCGTAGAAAAGTTCCTATTATTTGGATAACAGCAGAAAGAGCTTTCCAAGTAAAGAACGACAAAGAATTAAGAGAGATTGACTCACAATCTATTATCTATCCTGCGATGGTAATAGAGAGAACTTCAGTCTCTAAAACAAATGCGAATGAAAGAATAATCCCAGGAAACATCTTTCCTCAGATGGATAGAAAAAGAGGAGCTTTTCCTCTTTATAGAAGAATAGTAAAAGACAAAACACAGAACTTTCAAAATGCTCAAGCAAAGAGATTCACAAATCAAACTCAAGAAACATTTAAACTACCATTTGAATCAAATGAGGTGGTCTATGAAACTCTTTACACTGGTTATCCTGTCTTCTTAAACATGAACTATGTTATCAAGATAAGAACAGACTACATTCAACAATTAAATGAAGTTCTATTACCCTTCCAAAGATTTACTGGAGGAATCAATCAATTCTTAGTTTATCATGAGAATCATCGCTATGAAGCTTTCATCGAAGATGATTACTCTATCGAAAGTAATTCATCTAATTTGGGTGGTGAAGAGAAGAAGTTTGATGCGCAAATAAAGATCAAAGTTTTGGGCTACATAACTTCAGATGGAATAAATCAAAACACTCCTTATGTTGTCAGCAGAGAATCGCCAGCAAAGGTTAGATTCACAAGAGAGAGATCTATGCTAGGAGAAAAGAATCCAAACAATAAGGATGGTTTCTTTAGATCATAAGCATAATGCCTTTTGAAAAACTATTTACAATAGACATTCGTGTAAGGAGTTTAAACACATGGCAGTTTCAGCTAAAAACTTTAAGTTTATTTCACCAGGAATTAAGATAGAAGAAATCGACCGTTCTCAGATCCCAGCAGATGAGCCAGCAATTGGCGCTTGCGTAATTGGCAGATCAAGAAGAGGACCAGCTTTTACCCCAGTTGAGGTAAGAAGCTTTTCAGATTTTGTTTCAACTTTCGGTGAACCAGTAGCCGGTGGTCAAGGCGGCGATGTATGGAGAGAAGGCAATTATACTTCTCCAATGTATGCTACTTATGCTGCTCAGTCTTGGTTGAGAAACGGTGAAGCCCTTACATTTATGAGAACTTTGGGTGTAGATCAATCCACTTCTACTGATGCTGGATTAGCGGGTTGGAGAGTTGGCAATGCCAATTTCAGAACTGCTTATACGGCGTCAACAAATGCCGGTGGTGCCTATGCCCTAATGGTTATGCCTTCTGCCAGCAACATGGACCAATCTATGACTGGTTCTGTGGCTGCTATTTTTTACATGAATGGTAATGCTGCTCCATGTTTAAGTGGTAGCCTTTTGACAACCCCTGCCATCTCTGAAAAGACTACCTCCAAGTGGGTTAAAACAAATAATGCTGGCGAGTTTGTCGTTTCTTTCAGTGGCTCAAATATAAATAATGATGCCAACTTTACAATCTCATTTGATAAAGGTAAGTCAAACTTCATTAGAAAAGTCTTCAACACAAACCCAACTCTGCTTGGGCTTGATTCTGATTATGCTGTCACTAATGACTCCTACTACTTCTTAGGTGAAACATTTGAAAACTTCTTTAGCGATCAACTAGCTGTTACAGGGACTGCTGTTACTCCAACACAACTTTATGGAGCGATTGTAGGTTTAGGCGGATTTAAGAATGCTGACGGTACAGCTGGTTCTGTTTCAGACAATGTTGTTGGTCATGATGTTAGAATTGGTGCCCTAGAAGACAATAGCTACTCTAAATCAGGTTGGTTCTTAAGCCAAGACTTAGGCGAAGCAGCTACTTGGACAACAGCTACGGCGGCTCTTGCTGCCGGTAGATTAAAAAGACTATTCCGCTTTGTTGGATTAGAATCTGGCGAATGGACTCAAAACAACATTAAAGTGTCATTAACAAACATACTTGCTCCAAAGAATGAGGATGTTGACCCATACGCTACTTTCTCGGTTCAAATTAGACAAATAGGCGACAATGATGCTGCCCCAGCAGTAGTTGAATCATTTGAGGGATGTAATTTAAATCCAAATTCAGATGATTACCTATTAAGAAGAATTGGAACAAAGTATGTTGAATATGATTATACTTCTCAAAGAATAATTGAAAAGGGTGAATTTGCGAATGTTTCAAGGTATGTCCGCGTTGAAGCAGCGCCTGAATTCTCGGAAGGATTCTCTTCCGATTATGTTCCATTCGGCGTAACAGGCCCAACTAAACTTGTTGGCACTAATTTTGCATCTTCTTCCAACACTGTCGCTGGTGCAGGCCCACTAAGAGGAGTTGGCAATCTATGTTTTGGCAATAGCAATGGCGGTGAATCAGTTGACGGTACAAATTCAACTCAGGGAATTTTAATCAACTTCCCATCTGTCCCCTCTAGAACAAACACTTCTGGTTTAAATAACTACAAGCAAGCCTATTACGGAGCTTACACAACTGTTGATGGTGGCAATAACTTCAGAAGCGATATCAAAGATCTTCTAAAGATCAAGCCAAGTGGAGTTACTAACCAGTATGATTCAAAGACTGGTGTTCTAGAGTATTCATTTGTTACTTCTCTTGAAGAACTTACCTTCATCGGTCAGACAAGCACCGCTGCTGTTCCAGCTACAAGTGCTTCTGCTCTTGAAATTAGAGCAGCTTCAAGAGCGGGTGGTTACTCACTAACTACAACTGGTTCACTACCAACAGGATTTAATGGCGGGCCCGCTGCTGACTTGGGTAGTTATAAGGTTGTTCTAAATGCTGGAGCGGGCAACTTAACTACTCTATTCTTTGGAGGGACTGATGGTTTTGATATTACTGAATCAGACCCACTTTCAAACCAAGCCATTGGCTCAGTAACTAATCCATTGAATGGTTACGAGTTCAACACTTTACAAAGAGCGATTAACACAGTTAAGAATCCAGAAATTGCTTCTTACAATGTTATCTCTTTACCTGGACTGGAGAACGAACCTCTACAAAACCTGTTAATCCAAAACACCGAAGAAAGAGCCGATGCTCTTGCTGTTTTTGACATTGAAAATAGTTACTTACCTCCTCATGAGTATAAGTACAGCGGTGCTGATCCAACTAATGGTAATGTTGTTAGTGCCGTCAACGAAGTAAAGACCAGAAAGTTCAACTCAAGCTATGCTGCTACTTACTACCCATGGGTCAAGATTCGCGATAGCATCAACTCCAAGGATGTTTGGGTACCACCATCCATCGCTGCTCTAGGCGCAATGTCCTACACAGACCGCGTACAAGCCCCGTGGTTCGCTCCCGCTGGCTTCAACCGTGGTGGACTATCTACTGGCGTCTCAGGGCTTCCAGTGGTCGCTACAGCCCTTAAACTCTTCAAGGAAGATAGAGATGACCTTTACGAAGTAAATGTCAACCCAATCGCTACATTCCCAAATGAGGGTGTTGTGATCTTTGGTCAAAAGACTCTACAGGTAGAGAGATCGGCTCTAGATAGAATCAATGTTCGTAGATTGCTTGTGTTCCTCAAGAGAGGCATTTCTGTCATTGCTAATCGCACCCTCTTTGAGCCAAATGTTCCAGACACTTGGGATAACTTCAAAAGACAAGCCATTCCATTCTTAACCGATGTTAAGACTCGTTATGGTCTAACCGATTACAAGCTGATTCTAGATGAAACAACAACAACTCCAGATCTAATCGATCAAAACATTCTTTATGCTAAGTTGTTCATCAAGCCAGCCAGAGCAATCGAATACATCGCTCTAGACTTCATCATTACAAATACTGGAGCTTCTTTTGATGACTAATTTCAACAAAGACTATTTAAGTTTAGGAGATAAAAAATAAATGGCTACAGCAATTCCAGTATGGGCAAATCCAATAACCGAACCAAAAAGAAAGTATAAATTCATTCTTAACATCGCTGGTATACCTGCTTATGTTGTTAAGACAACTGACAGACCAACAGTTACAGTTGGAGAAACAAAGCATGAATTCTTAGTTCATGATTTCAAATTCCCTGGTCGTGTAACTTGGAATGACATAAATATTGCTTTAGTCGATCCAATTGATCCTGATGTTTCTAGAAAGTTACTTCAGTTCGTTAAAAATGCTGGTTATGTTTACCCTGGTGATTTTAGTCCATCTCCTTCAGATCCCAATTATCTTAGAAAGACTCCTGGGAAAGCAAACTTCATTGATCAAATTGGTCAAGTAACTATCGACACTCTAAACTCTGCTGGTCAAACTATTGAGTCTTGGAAACTAAATAATGCTTGGGTTAAGTCTGTTACCTATAACCAAATGAGCTACAGCGATGAAGGTCTAGTTGAACTTGGTTTAACGGTTACTTATGACTGGGCTGAACTAGAATCGTTTGGCCCTGCTGAATAATTTAGTTTTCAACTATTTATTTTATGAGTCTATCAGAGGCATTAAAATCATTTGGCACAACCACATTAGGGAATGTTACAAAATACTCCTTATTTAATGGCCAATCACAATTATTTGATCAAGATTTATTTTTAAATGCTCAACAAAAGTTTAGATTTGTAGCTCTAATAGATGACATTCCAACAGCTTACATCAGTCAAATAGACAGACCTTCTTACACAGTAGATACTCAAGAGCACATTCTTTTAGACCATGTGGTTCGATATCCTATAAGAATAAAATGGGATCCTATCTCTTTTACAATCAAAGAGATCTATGGCGGCAAAACAGTTGGATCTGTTGGTTCTAATCTAATGGCAAAGCTTTTAGCTAATTCTTATTATTATCCAGATAATGTTAGTACAAGTCAAGATCTAGGTATCCTAACATCAATCATCAATCCAATAAATAATGCTAGAGAAGCCGCCTTTGGTACAAAGAATCTATCTAAACAAAATCTAAATGGAGCCCTTGGTCTTTTAAAGATTGTCTCTCTGAAGCCAGATGGTTCTATTTTTGAGACATGGACAATTTACAATGGTATGATTACCTCTGTCAAGTTCAGCAATAACTCTTATTCAGAAGAGGGCTTAACAGATGTTACAGTTACGGTAAACTATGATTGGGCAAAACTTCAACTAGGCTCAACATAATAAGAGGTTAAAATGAGAAATAACGAGGGCAGAACACAAATCCCTCCTGAACTCCTAGAACAATTTATGAAACAACAAGAGGAGAAGATTGTTGGTCAAGCGGTTCAACAACCGGTAATGGCACCACCAGTCCAGCAAGGAGGTTATCAAGTTCCTACAGACTTTGTAGATTTACCATCCGAGGGTAGATTTTATCCTGTTGGTCATCCTTGGCACAATAAACAAAGAGTAGAAGTTAGATTCATGACCACAAAAGAAGAAGACATTCTATCGTCTCAGGCTCTAGCTAAAGCCGGTGTTATGTTTGATAGATTAATTCAAAGCATTAGTGTTGATAGAATTGATCCTTCTACTGTTTTGCCTGGAGATAAACACGCAATTCTTATTAATGCTAGAAAGAATGCCTATGGAAATGATTATTCGTTTGCTAGCATTTGTAAAGGATGTTTTGCTGATTTTGAACACACAATCAATCTAGACGAAATAAAAGCAAAGCCATTTGATTTATCTCAAGTTTCAGAAGACGGCTCTGTAACAGTTGTTCTACCTGTTTCTAAAAAACAAGTTGCTTTTAAGATAGCGACATCAGCAGATGTTCAACAAGTTACCAATCTTATTGAGTCTAAAAAGAAGCATGGTTTGGAGACATCAGAGACCTTTGAACTCCATAGAGTTATGATTAATTCCATTGATGGCAATTCAGACACTAATTTTATTAATTCTTTTATAGCACAAATGCTTATAAAGGATTCAAAGTTCTTAAAGAAAAGCTATGAGGATTTTAGACCAGACATTAATTTCGTTTATAGCCACAAGTGTGAAGAGTGTGGTCATATAAACGAAGGAGGTGTCCCAGTAGGGACTAACTTTTTTTGGTCTATCGACTGAATATATCAACAATGTTTATGAACAAATCTTTATGATTGTTATGAAATCAGGCTTCAGATTTACTGAGCTTTATTCAATGCCGATTAATTTAAGAAACTGGATCTTAAAAATGATAGTAAAATACTATAATCCAGAATAATTATGATTAACTTCTAATTATAGAGAGGTTAATTAATGGCAAATAAACTTGACATAGCTATAGCAATAATTAGACGAGGTGGTAGCGATTCGGAGATCAAGACCAAGGCTACAGGTATTACCGATGACGAGATCGCTTCCCTTCGAAGAAATTGGTCAGCACGACAATCAGCTACAAAAGCCACAGACGAGTTTGGTGAATCAGCTAAAAAAGCAGGATCTGGGTTAAATGATCTTATAACAACAGCAAAAGAAGCTACAGGAGGATTTAACCAACTTGAAAGGGCGTTTTTAGATGCGACACGGGCTCTTGGTGAAGGAAATTTTGTTGGCGTGATCAATGTAGCGGCTAAACAGTTTGTATTAGTTGGTCAGACGGTTGAAAAATTAAGAATAGGATTTAACCGTCTAGCAGTTCAAGACAGCAGAGCTTTAATTTTGTCCCTAAGACAACAACAAGAAGCTCTCATGGGTTATGGAGTGTCTTTAGACACACTGGTAGAAACAACTACAGAATTTAGAAATAACCTATCTTCTTTAGTCTCGCAAGGATTTTCAAATCAAGAAAAAGCTTTAACTAAAATTGCCGCTATTAACCAAAGATTTGGAATAAACACTTATGAATCAACCCGCTTATTAAATGAACTAGACACATCTTTTCAAATGTCTGCGGAATCTGCTGACAACTTTAATGCTAGATTACTAAAATTTGCTAAAGACACCGGACAGCCTTTCAAAAAAGTTTTTGATGATTTTACTTCAAGCGTCAGACAGTTTAATGTTGAAATGGACCCAAATAAAGCCCTCCAGAAATTTACAGTATTCCAGCAAATGGCTCGTAGACTTGGAACAGATGTTAGCACATTAACAAACCTTACAGACCAATTTGAAACAATTGAAGGCGGCATGGAGTTTGGTGGTAAGTTAAACATGCTTCTTTCAAATTTAGGTGGTTCTTTCAATGCTGTAGAAGCAACTCTAATGAGCCAACCAGAAAGAATGCAATATATTGCCGATCAAGTTGCTGAAGTTGGTGATAAGATTCGTGGAATGTCTGATTTGGGTCAAAGAGCTATCTTGAGACAGCTTTCACAAACTCTTGGTGTGGATGTGGGAATGATTAGATCTTTGATCAATAAAGACAAAGGGGCCGACATTGATAGATTCCTTAAGGGGACAACAGATTTGGCTGCTATGACTGGTGAAGATCAACGAAGATTGGCTGATGAAATGACAACAAATGCTGAAAGATCTACTATAGTGGTAGATAAATTGGTTGGACAAATAGCTATAGAAACTGACAAATTGCTTACAGAATACACCAAGAAGTTTTATGAAAAGGAAGGTAAGATTATTGATAAATTAGGGGGTTTTGCCAATGAAATTCTTGCTGAAATTCGAACATCACTTCAAACATCACTTGCTGGCGGAAAAGATGTTTTTCAGGAGCAAAGAATTAAATTGGTTGTTGAACCAACAGATCTCCTTTTGGGCGGATTCAGAATCGGTAAGGTCTCAGCGCAACAAGCTGCTAATCAAAAATAAACAGGACTTACAATTAAATGAATGATCAAAAAATAAAATCTTTAAAACAAACTCTAGAAGAAGATCCTAAATTAGCTTACTCTTCCAATGAAGAAAGAGAACTTAGATTAAAGTATCCCTTCTCGAATGTTTTTATTGATTTTCCAACAACAGGTTATTCTGTCAGCTTTCCTGCTTACATGAAGGGTTTACAAGATAGTTTTAATCCTTCTTTCAATGCGGTTGATGTCTTCGGTCGTGTTGATTCAATCCCAGTTTATCAATCTACAAAAAGATCAATTAACTTTACTTTAACAATGCCAGCTTACAACGAGAGCCATGCTAAGGAAATTCTTAGAGACATCAATACTATTGTAAAGAATCTTTACCCTTCTTATGTTGTTCCAAAGCTTTACACAAAAAGCGGAACTAGAATTATCAACTCTCCACCTCTTGTTAGAGTAAAATTTGCTAACCTTATTTGTGATTACACAAATCCATCTAGAGGTCTTTTAGGTTATGTTAATGGCTCTGTTAACATAAGCCACGGAATAGACACAAACGGCATGTTCTTGATAGAAAATGGTGGAGATGGAGTTATCTTTGCTAAAACTTATGAGATGGCTTTTAACCTAACTGTCCTACACGAAGACACTCCTGGGTTTGACGAGAATGGAAACTTTATTGGCTCGGAGCAATTTCCTTATCAACTAGATAATTCATCGGCTAACTTTTTCAATGAGCAAAGCGAAGGAACACAAATACTTGGGGCGGCAACAAACGCAGTCTCTAGATTGGCTGGCTCTTTCTTTGGTGGGACTGGAACTAAAGTTGCCGCTTCTAGTAATTCAATTTTAGGAGGTAAGTAATGGCTATAAGTCGTTATAAGAACTTAAATCCATTTATCAATGCTACCGAGGGCTATAAAAAGACTTTTAGAAAAAGGTATGGTGAAATTGGCATTCGACAAATGCCAACCAACTTTCTAAACTATCCAACTCAAGAGCAGTTTGATTCCATTAACACTATCTCCGTTAATTGGACTACTGGCGATAGACTTTATAAATTAGCTACAACCTATTATAATAATCCAGAATACTGGTGGATTATTGCTTGGTTTAATAAGAAACCAACAGAACAACACATTCAACTTGGAGAAACAATTCTAGTTCCACTTTACTTGGACGAAGTTCTAACTGCTTTTGGATTATAAAATGGCTGATAATAACTCTTCAATTAATTTGTTCTTTCCAGTTAGCCCCGGTGGTCTTACTAGACAACAGTTTTTAACTGAAGTCCTTTTGCCTCAAATTCCAAGAGGCGACACCGAGAACAGTCGAAGTGCTTTGGCTAAATTGATTTATGATGACAATTTTAAAATTATAAAAGGTCTAGACCAAAAGGTTTATGAAAGAATTATCTCTTCAAGAGGCAACGGCAAAAGAAACAAAGTATTTAGTCCTCACCCTAAACTTCATAGAAACTTTGAAGAACAACATGGAGCAATTAAAGAAATAGATCCAGTTAAACAAAGAGAATACGAAGAGTATGTCAGGTTTATGTCTAACATTTATACAAGTCATTTAGCTGCGATGACTCCTTACATAAAATTAATTTATCGTTATAGAGCCAAAAAGAACGATCCTTGGAAGGAAATTGTTTTTCCTTTTAAGTCATTTACTAGCGATGATGAGTTTATTGTCAAAAGAGGCGGTGACAAAAAAGAAATCTTGGAATTCAGCAGAGGTGATGGAGCAGGCATTCAGAACCTAACTCTCAACAGACAATTCCCTGGAATTGGTAACATTCTAAGTGCGACAATCGACATTAACTTTTTCTTTCAGAATCTAACCATTCTAACCAAAAAACAAGAAGTAGACGGATTAAAAGACTTCACATTTATGAAATCAATGTCTTTCTTAAATCCAAAAACAGAACAACTGGTTGTAGAGTATGGCTATGGAATTTCAAGATTTACTGACCCAACTATTATTCCGCCAAGAATTCAAACTCAAATAATGTTGAGAGAAAAGAAAAGATTCATTATCAACTACAAGGGTCATAACTTTAACTTTCAACAAAACGGAACAATAAACCTATCAGTCTCGTACACAACACAACAAGATGTTGATTTATTTGATAAAGACTCTGATGTCGCCATTCCAAAAGATAAAGTTCAGATAGCTTCTCTTGGTGTTCCTGAAGACATAAAGTTATTAATGAAGGATTATAGAGAACTATTAATTCGTAAAGATAAACTAGAAGAATATGCCAGAGAGCTGACAACTCAAGAAGGCAAAAGAAAAGAAGAAGTAGTAGTAAAAAACATTAGCCAAAAAGACGCTTCTTTAACCGACATTCAAAGAAAAAGAAAAAAGAACAACGACGAGATTATTGCTACAAAAAAATTCCTTAATTCTCTAAGAGAGCAGATTTCCCCTTATGTAAAACAAAAATTTGTTGAAACTATAACGAAAAATAGGGAGTTGTTTAAGATTTCTTTCAGCTCTTTCCAGTCTTCTGAAGTTGGGGGATTACCAGTTTATTCTCTTGAAGGTGAATTGTTTTTGGAAGAGATTCTACAAAATAAACCAGTAAGTACTAAAATTCACTCCTTCACAAGCCAACTAGATCTAAATTCTTTTAAGAACAACGTTATTTACCAACAGGGAATCAGCGGAACCGAACAAGAGAAAGAAAGCTATTTAGGCAAAATCACAGGAACAATTTTTAATGTTCCAAAAGGAACAACTAGAAAAGGAAATCAAACCTTTGGCGACATTCTATTCTTTCCTCTCAGAGCTTTAATTACTGCCGCTTATACAGATTTAGCTGACGATTATAAAAAGAGAGTTCCGTTTGTTGGTCTTGGAAATGTTGAAACAAAAGCTTTTGGCAGATCTTACACTGTTAACATTGGTGACATTCTTGTCAGTGTTGATAAATTCCAAGAGTGGTATTATAGAAACTACACAGCAAAAAGAATTATTTCTTACAGCTTTGGTGATTTCTTAAATGACATCATGACCAAATTGGTCCCTGAACTCTTAGAGAACGAAACAACACAACTCTTTGGCAATAATAGAATTGGCACAATAAGACCAATAACTTATGTCACAAAAATGAAGGGCGATAAAAAAGACAAAGCCTTATTTGATAACTTCTATCTAAATGGTACAGATAGCAGCCTCAAAGAGATGATTAAAAGAATTAACAGCCCAGCCGAACTAAAGACAGATCGAGATTTAATTACTGTTGTTTTTTATACAAATTTGAAGAATCCTTCGAATGTCCATGGTTCAATTTATTTACAAAGAAATTTGAGCAAAGCTAATTTTAATGAAGAAACAGACATTAAATTTAATTCACCTCACATTAAGATTGGTGCTGATGCTGGTCTATTAAAATCAATTAGTTTTAGCGCCCAAGATCTTCCCTATCTAAGAACTGCTTTATGGGCCGAATCATTAGCCAGTAACGAAGAAACTCTACTTAAATACCGCTACTCAGCAGCAGTAACTACAATAGGTAATAATGTTTTCTTCCAAGGCGGCTATTTTGCCATTCCAGCCAATCCTTTAGGAATAAGCTCAGACACTCATGATCCTGGGATAGTTGGCTATTATTCTATTCATAATGTTACAGACACTCTTACAATAGGTAATTATGAAACTTCTATTAACGGAACATGGATCTACAATCCATTAGCGAAGAAGTCTGCTTACAGCACAAACGACCCTCTTCTGGCCGAAGATAATAAGTTCCCTTATAATTTAAACATTTCTTCTTTAACTTATTTGGAAGATCTTTTCAGATTGGATTCAAATGTTCTAAAACAGAATGGTTTAGATTCTAAGTTTGAGCCTTTACCAAAAAATAAAGATGATTTAGAACGTCAAAATGACAATTATAAAGACATCAAGGAGCCTGTTTAATGCCTAAGCTTCCATTTGCTAAAAACGAAACACCTCCTAAAAAGAATTATGAATCTAAGATTCTTTATGATTTCTACTATAGAGAAGATGCTAGCCAGTTTGACACATGGTATAACATTCCTTATTATGGAAAAGTAAACGAACAAGGCTCTGTAGTTTATCCAAAAGAACTTTATTTAGAAGTAGTTTCTAAGACAACCGACGAAGACCAAGCATTCTGTCTAAACTTTGTTGCTGATGCTTTTAGGGAAATGAGAAAGCATTATGAAACACTTTATTTAGATGGCTACTTAGAACCCGGTTCTCCTTATTTTACTAGAACACTTGAACCAAAGAAAGGCTGGCAGAGTCCAAATCAAGCTTATGTAGATAATCAACAAGAAACCTACGAAGACTTTTTATCTACCACTCTTTTTGGTTTAACTGAATCAAACTTAATTAAGAACTTTGATGATTTTGTAATAGTGTTCTTAGACTACATCAGACAAAAGGAAACACCTTTTACTAGAATAGGTCTACATGAATCCAATAAAGCCAGTCTGTTTACCACTGGTTTAGTGTTAGAAGTTTTACAATCTTTTTATGGCGATGACCAAAAAGCTATAGCTATAGTTAATGACCCCAACTTTGGAGTTTTTGAAGAGCTTTGTAAGAGATACGGTTTTAGAATAGATAGAAATAATCCTTGGAGAATTATTTTTAACATAGTAAGTAAGAATTCGTCAGATTACATCAATAAACAATCAGGGTCAAAATCATTCAATTTAGCTAGTTTCTTTGAAACATTCTACCAAGATCTAAATGTTGTTGACTACTTTCAGGAATTTTATACCTACCTTAAGATTTATTATGCTACTTTTATTGCTGCTTACCCCCTTTATAGAGAAGACAATTTAAGCGATGGACAGTGTAAGAAAGCCTTCTATTCTTATAAAAATAGAGAACCAGTTCCTTACTTAGAAAACAACCTTAGCAATGAAAAGCTTTTAGAATTGTTTTACGACTTCAGGGTAGCTGAAGCTGGTCTGAAAGTAAGCAACGAGAGAAGAAGCTACCACCTTAAGAGTTGTTTGTCAATCTATAAAACAATGAAAGCTAACATTGGCACAGAAAAAGCTCTTAAAAAATCACTAGATTACATTCAATTTAATCTAGGTACCATTGCCTTCCGAGATGTTCCACTAGAGCAAAACAACTTGACACGGCTCA